ACGCTCTTCCGATCTGGCCTTGTCGATCTTGACGGCACCCTTCTCGACCGTACCCATGGTCTCGGCCGTACGCATGAGCGCCTTCTGGAAAACGGCGCCACCCATACCAGCGTTGACCACCGAGTTCCAGTCCTGCAGACCCACACGACCCGCTGCGATGGCCTGAGACAGCTGATACATGGCTGTGGAGGCCTGCTGAGAGTTCGAGCCAGACAGAGCCGCAAGGTTCGCAATACCCTTGATCGACTGAGTTGAGGTGTCGAGATCCACACCGGCAGCCGTGAAGGTACCGATGTTCTTCGCCATCTCGGAGAAGTTATAGATTGTCTGGTCCGAATATGTGTTCAGCTCGCCAAGATGTTCCTTGACCGACTCCAGGCCTGCACCTTGTTGACCCTCGGTATTGGCGAGGATCGTCTGGATCGACTGAAGATTGGTCTTGTATTCGTCAAAGCCCTGTGTAAGAGGGCCAAAGGCGAACGACTTGGCAAAACTAGCTCCCTTGGCGGCTGCCTGAGCAGCAATACCACCCAGGGCTACCGAAGCCGCGCCTTGCAGTACGCTGAACTTGGCGGTGACCGAATCAAGTGACGAAGACAAACCTCGCAGTTCGACCTTGTCCGATGCCTTCTCAATATCGGTGAAGGTAGTACCTGCGTTGAGTTGAGAGAACTTGGCCTGAAGCTTGTCCAATGCTCGAGACGGGCCCTCGAACAGCACCTTGCTTGCGCCTCGCTCGATGGCGCTGAAGCCTTCGGCTGCTCCAGAACCAGCTCCTGAGAGCTTGGCCTTGAGCTTGTCCAGCGCCGACATGGGCTGTTGAAGCGTGACCTTGTTGGCCGCCGTCTCGATATTTGAGAGGCCCTGGGTCGAACCGATGTTCTTGATCGCTGCATCTAGCTTGCTCAGCGTCGTCATGGTCTGCGCAACACGCTGTTCGAAAACCTGATTCTCGAACGCCATTGAGACGACACGTTCGTCGATACTCGGCACTACCTGGTCACCTCCCTCCACATATCGAGCACCATTTGGTCAAATATCGGCCGCATGGCTGGATTGATGTAGTCACGTCCTTCGACCCAACTACCTTGACGTGTAGCGTGGCCGTACTGCAATATCGCTGCGATGGAGATCCTCCCTGGGTCCTCGACGTGGGAGTTGTACCAGTGGATGGCAAAATATCCCGGCCGATCCACTATCTCGTAGTACCACGACTCAGCGGTGACAGCTGAATCTACTGGTGTAGCCCCCTTGAGTGCCTCTACCCCAATGGGTCCATACTTGCGCAACGCCTTGAATTGCTCTCGATTCTTCATCCGCTGCAAAAATGCCAGCGAATTGACAAAGGAGCCGCGAGTTGACACCTTGATCATTCCCACGGCTCCTCCTTTCAGTCGTCGAGCTTGATAAGTCGAAGCAGGACCATCCCGTCCGGTGAATATCCGTCGGCATCGGATCCAACCGGCTTCTTCCGATTAGCTCGAACGCCTCCACCGCCACCTGGGTTGATCACGATGGTGTACGGCCCAGCGGCCAATTCCGTCCCATCTGGTACATACGCCGAAGGAAACTCTCGTTGACCGTAAACCGTGGTGTCCAAATATGAGAACGCACCTCGGCCACCACCTGATGCCTTGCGTTCTACTACGCCTCCTCCACCACCGAAACCAGGCATACCGGCTTGGTAATTACCGGTTCCTCCACGACCGCCTCCTCCGCCACCACCGATTCCGCCTACCCAACCGCCATCGAGACCATTGGCGTCGCTGTTGCTTCCGAGACCCCCACCTCCGGCATCGAGACGACCCCCAGAACCACCGTCTCCACCTCGTCCTGAAAGAGTTTTTACCCCACCAGGCCAAAGGATGGACGGACCACCGCCCTTACCTCCTGACGCCTCAGCTACCTCGCCGAAATATGAAGCTTGACCATCTTGTCCAGGCTGAGGAGGATCGACGGCTTCATGAGGCTCTGGCCAGCGATACCACCAGTTGTTGATGTTCGCTACCTTCACCAGATCAGCAGGAGCTGAGTAATAGCGCATGGGCCAATCCCCGTTGTTAGCGAGAATATAGTTCGTGCGCATGTGCCAGAGGTTCGGTTGCGGAGTGACCGGTCCGGCGGCTAGTTGCTGACCCATGACGGCATCAGCACCAGACGATCCAACACCTACATCCACGATGTCCGGAAGATCGTCCAACTCTCCGAACACCACATGAGTACCTCCGCCTCCTCCAGCGCCACCCATAGCGTTCTTTGGACTACCCGGATATCCCGCTCGACCATAAGCAGAAAGAAGAACGAATCCCGTGATCGTGTAGTAAGACTGATTGAAGCGAAAACCGATGTAGTCCCAGTACTGCCCTTGGGTCATCCATTGGTTCGCTTCAGGAACCCAGATCATGCCGGTGTCTCGGGTTTCCAGAGATTTGAAGTCGTTGTAGACATCGAGCGGCATCGTCTCTGCGGTGTATTCACCCACTTCCTGGACGAATCCTACGGCACCACCCTGTCCCCCAGCGCCTCCGACACACCAGACCTCGAAATGGGTGTAACCAAGACCAGTGTATGCCTCTTTTTCAAACGGTACACCGTTCTCGAGAATGAGTTCGAGAGTGGGTCGTTCACCAGAAGCGTTCGGATCCGGCAAGGATATGGTTGGGATCGGAGATCCATAACCACCGAGAACAAGACGGCTCATGCCGGAACCGGGAATAAGGCCAACAACTCGACGAGATCCGGAAGAACAGGATCAAGTAGATCCGTTCCATAGATCATCGTCTCGATGAGCTCAAGCTGCTCTTCGTCGATCAACCGAGAGTCCAACGAAATATGACTTGTCGGACGGATTCCGAACATCGTCGCCGGAGTCCCCGTCAAGCTGAAGCTGAACGGATCGATGTTGACGTCGTCGCTAAGTGACGAATATGACACGTCGCTCTGCACGGCCAGAACGTTGTAGACGATGTGAAGTTTATAGCCGTGCTCTGTACCTTCGGTGTCATTACCCACCAGAGTCCGATAGCTCAGATGGAACGACTTTGCCGATTGATCATGCAAAAATACCCCCGGAGCATACTGCGGAGTCCCGAGGAGAGCCTCGAGCTCTTCCGGATAAGTAAACGCCGACAGACTCGCGGCGTACGAACCCGGAACATGACGATCAAGGTACTTGATCCCGTCGAGAAAATATGACTTGACCTCGCGGGTCTTGACTTCGTTTACTTCGGTCAAACCGTTCCAGGGAACGGCTCCGCCCTCACGGAGATATAGGACGCCGCGATCGATGCCGGTCTGATACCGGCGATCGCCCACCTTGTCCCACTCAAGTGCGGTCATGCGGCCCCCTTTCGTTCTCTTTGTTGCGTTGTTCAGCACGACCGAGAATATAACCCGATCCGAGCCCGAGTATTCCTGCGAACATCGACCCGAAAGTACTGACCATCCGCAATCCAATGTTCTCATTGCCGAACAGAATTACAGCAGTCATACCTAGGCCATACAGGATCATGATGAGAAATATCCCACGGACAAAGCGCAGGAAGAGCTCATCCATGTTCAAACCTTTCTCGTTTAGATCTGGTCATTGAGACCTTGGCTGGCTCCGGACACCCTTACACTCAGCCACGATCTCTTTCTGCACTAGTCCTGCTCGAACGTAAGCGTCATCGATGCTCCCAACGGGAACTTTTCGATGGCCGCCTTGTTCGTAATGGTCAAACGGCACACCCCTTGCGGTGTCGCTTCCGCCCAAGCTGCATTGGCTCCACCAGCATAGTCAGGCGTTAGCTCGACTTCGGTAGCCCATGCCTCTTCGACAGTCTCGGCACCCATCGGTGTGATGCGTGTGACCTTGAACTTGGCAGTGACCAGCTTTTTCACCTCCCTTCTAGCCCTTCGTGCCCAACTGCGCCTTGCGTTGAGCGTTGAGTTCTCGATTACGAGCGGCGATTGCGCTACGGCTCATCTTCTTAGGCTTGGATTGCTTGATGTTGCAAATCCGAATGAGAGTGAACAGCCGATTCAAATGCCATTCTTCACATTCAAACGGGATGTTGAACACCGTCATCCAGTAGTAAATAAGCTCCGCCGTGATGACTTCACGAGAAGCAGGTGCTCCGGGCTGCTCCGAGAACCAAGTAGCCGTCATCTTGGCTTCGAGATACGTGTTTACGTCCTCCAGATTCTCTTTAGAAAGCTTGTGGAGAAAATCCCCCGGGGGATTTGGCGTCAAAAGCATGCAATGGATGTAATCCAGAACCTCTTCCGACGTCTTCTGTTCTTTGCCCAGAAAGGGCTTTTCG